GGATTAAATGAGTCATCTTTTTCTATGGCTTTTTCAGCTCCAGTTGAAGTTTCTTTTAACTTATAAACCTCGTTCATGTAGGTTTTATAATTAAAATATAAAACTTGTATCTTATTGTTATCTTCTTTATCAGAGTTGTATTTACTTCTATTACTGTTTTTTTGATAAGATTTGTTTTTCATAATATCCTCAAGATCACTTTCTGTTAAATGAGGAAACTCTTTCGCTAATTCGTTAACTGGTATTGATTTAACTTCACCAACATAATATATGTCTTCAAAATAAGGAGAGTCGCTGTAAGAATAAACTAAGTTAGCTGGGTCTACGTAATTAATAGTAACACCTTCAGAAGTGTTAAAACTTGTTTTGACACAACCTATACCTAAAACAGCTAAGTCGTAATAAAATCTTTTTTGAATTAAATCGTATTTATTACCCTGCATTAAAACATTTATAGCTTGCTCTTCTGCTAACTCAACAGCTTGTTTGTAGTTTAATTGCATGTGTATACCTAGCTCTTCAACGTTTGTTGGTAATTCTTCTATAGTACTTTCTCTAGTATTTACACCAAACTCTTCATCCATCGCAACATCAAACTCTTTAGTTTTCATATCATCTAAAATATCTTGCATGTATTTTGTTCTTTTGTCAACACCATTTGGAGATTGAGAAAAGGCTTTAATGTCATAAGTTCTTTGTGACATTCCGTTAACTAATATATCTACGAATTTTGGGATTATTGGGACTGGAGTCCAGTCTAAGTTGAGATAAGATAAATCACCATTGATAGATAACTCATCTTTGTATTTTTGAATTGATTGTTCGCCTCTAGCGTATAATCTTAAATTATGGAAATTATTGTAATTGTTTCTATATCTATTATTATTTCTGTCGTCATTAAACCACTCTGTTTCTATAGCTTTACCTACTTTTAAACCGTAATCATAGCTTAGCTTTTCAGCATCGCTAACGGCTTGACTTGGAAAATAACTTTTAATGCCAGAATATGCCATATTTATTATTTAATTATTTGTGATGTATTGCCTGAGTTTTTATACTTTGCAATACTTATGTTTAACTTAGGTTTTTTAATTTTAGCGTTAGGTCTATACAAGTGTCTATTGTTAGCCATTACTGCTAAACCAGAACTTATTGTTGCGTCAAACTTTGTTCTTTTATTTATATCAAACTTAGCCCAGTCATTTAGTAAACTATTAAAATATAAATCACCAAACGTACCATCTTGTTTCATACCAACGTGATCTTGAATATACATTTCAATAGCGGCAGCGTGAGCTTGTTTTATGTCTTCACTAGTGTTAGGTATTCCTCCAACTTCTTTTTCTGCAACAGATAATTTATTCCATATTTTATCTGGACGATTCATACTAAAACCTCTATAACCTCTTCTTCTAAGATAATAAAGTAATCTAGGTTTATTGTTCTCTGCGAGTATTGGCATACCGTAAAATACTAATGCCATTAAAACATCTTCAAAGAATATTTCAGCCGTAGGTGGTCTTGACAAGTACTCTAAAAAAAAGCTATTTGCTGGAGCGTCCTCCATGCTAAACTTAGTAAGTCCGTGTAATGCTCCTTTAGAGCCTTGACCATCTACGGTGCCTGATATATCATATGAATCACAGCCAAAGGCTCCCATATGTTCGTTACCAGGATATTTTATACCGTTTTTTAATACAACTCTGTTTTGTAATTCTTGCTTTGGAACCCAACTAACTTTAAATCTACCTTTTGGATCTGGATAAAAAATTACTTGTGAATCTTTTACACCGTTAACCCATTGAAAATTACCAGTTGTAATACCAAGAGTTCTAGCCATTTCTTCGTTGTAATCTATCTGCTCGTATATTTTTACTAAATTAAATATACTGTTTTTTGTTTCATCTCTAAACGCGTGTTCTTCAGTTCTTGGAAACTGTCTATAAAACTCGTTTAAAGCATCTTGATCTCCTTTTAAACCTTCTGCTTCGTTTTGCCAATGATCTACAACTCCTACGTCTATTAATTCTCCATCTGGAGCGAACACGTCTGAGCTAGGAGTAATAAAGACAGGAAGTCCGTGCTCGTCAATAAATCCCTCATAGTTCCATTCCATTGGGATAAACAAAGAATATAGACCAGATTTTGTCTGACCATTTCTATTTCTTTTAGTGACATCTGATGCTGTATATAATTTTTTGAAGTTTTCTCCACCCTTATCTAATGAATTTGAAGTAGAGCCCATCAAACATTTACCAATAATCCTACTACCTAATCGTAAACATGTTTTTGTAACTCTCCAGTTATTTAATATATTATCAGGTCTTTCCCATTTACCGCTTTCATCATGTACTAATAGCGCTAGTTTTTCACCATCATAACTATTATCACCTGTGTTTTTCCAGTCTATAGTTGTATCTAAACCTGCTAGCTCTTCAAGCTTTTCACCACTTGTTATTTTTTTTCTAGTAAATTTACTAGCTGGTACTCTGTAGGCTAGTTCTGTTTTAGGACGGTCCATACCGTCTTGTATTGGTTTAAAGAAAAATGGGTAGTTAATGCTAATTGGTACGACTTTATCTGTAAACATTTTTTTTGCATCAGCACCTGTTTTAGAAAGTATCCCATATCTACTATCACTCGCTAAAGTGGCTAAGTTAACTGTTTCTGCTGATGACATAAAAGAAAAACCGGAACGTCTATTTTTTAAATAACACATACCGTAGCATCTTTTATCAGCTTTACAAGCTTCCCAAAATATATAAAATAACCTATTAGCTTCTCTAAAGTCAGGCGCACCTACATCTATTTTGCTCCATTGAAGATACATATAATGAGTACCTACTATATATGTTGGCTTGCTATTATTTACAAACCAAAAACCTTCATCTCTTCTTTTAAACTCTTCGTCTATATAATCAAACCACTGATCTTTAGCCTCGTCTGGATAAGACCTCCAGTCAAATATATTTTTAAGTCTTGTTAGCTCTTTTGGTTGATTAAATTTTACCCACTTGTTTAGCTCATGTTTGAACACTTGCCTTGGCACTTTTGGCAACGCAATTCGCAAATTTTGGATTTCATATATTTCACCAATTTGACCAGTTTTTGATATAACGATAACATCATGTTCTTTATTGTATCCATATTTCCATTTTTTACTTTTATTAAGTCTACTTATAGTAGTCTTTTTTATGGGTTCTATTATTTTAATTAAACTTTGCTCGTATTTCATTTTGATCTTCCCTCTGCAAACCCTTTAAATACCCTTTGTTTTTTTTCTTCAGGATCTTTACCATCAAGTATATTTTCTTCCTCTTGGATTCTATTTAATATTTCAAACGCATCAAATATAGCTAGCTTTTTAGTAGCTGCTGCATTTTTTAATCTGTCAGCTGATATATCGTCATCACTATCTACAATTGCTTCTTTAGCTACTTTAATTAGTTCTTCAACTGCTTTGTGCCCAGCTTGGATTATACGTTTCTTCGTTTCCTTGATATTCATATTTGATTGTAATAAAATTAGATAAAACTCGGTATAGTCTTTCATTGTCAACAATAAACTCGTATTCACTGCTTGGTCTAAAGCCAACTAAATCATCAACTTCAACCGTACCGTCCGAATACTTAACTACACCTTGTAAAGGTTTTTCAGATTTAATATTAAATTGATCTACAGCTTTTAAAGGTTTAACAAAACAATAACCTTTTGGAGCAATCCACTCTTTGTTTCTTTTGTATAAGAAAATTTGATCATTGTTTATAAGGTAAGTAGACTCATTAAAATAAGCTCTGCTGTTTTTTTCTACACCTTTTATATTATGCCATCTACGAAAAACATTGTGATGTACTATGACAGTATCACCTGGTTTTATATCTGTATCACCTACTATTGGGGTTGATATAACAATAGCCTCTCTATTAACATATTGATGATTGAAAATTTCAGTATTAAGTATTAACTCTGAGTCTCCAATTTTTTTAGTATTGTTATATCTTTGCCCTTTTGGTGTTACAACAAAGTTGTAAACACTCTTCATTAGTATTCTAAATTATACTCTACAGATACAGCCATGTTTTTGTTAAAGTCTTTCCAAGGCAATACATCTTTATTTTTTTTAATATAAATAGAAAACTTATCGTCTTCTTCTATTATATCGCAAATAGTATGCCCACCATAAACCTCTTGCCCAACAGCATAATGCATAGCGTCGTTTTTGTAGTCTTTACCTACACTAATCTTCCTTATTAACTTCGCCATTTTCTTTTTGATAATTTATAGTACCATCTTGAATATTAATATCAGCAGTACCGTACTCTTTTTCAAACTCTTCTTGTTTTTTAGATAAAGTTTCTTGATGCCCAGCAACTATGTGTAATAAGTGGTGTTTTTTCGTTTCTAAAATACCCATATCCATTTGAGCTCTATTTATACTATTAACAACATCTTGTATTTCTTTTAGTTGCTCTTCTGAAATTTTTTCAGGTTTTAAGTCTACGATTTCTTCTTTTTTTGTTTTTGTTTTTGCCATAATTATTTAATTTAAGTTAATTTATTTATTTATTTTATTGTTCAAATCCTAATTTTATCCTAACGGGTGATGTGGTTAAAATTTCATCATCATCTAATAACGCCGCTTCACATAAATCCACGGTTATAGACGTTGTTGTTAAAGCTGTAATTGTACCAATAGCGGCTAAATCCATAGCTTGCACAACATCACCAACTTCAAATACTTTCGTTGCATGAGCACCGTCAACAGTTAAAGTTGTTTCTGTAGTTGTTGCTGCTTGATCACTTCCTTGATTTAACAATACGTTTGTAGAGAAATTTAAAGCCCCCATTGTGATACCAGCAACATATATTCTATCATACCCAGCATTAGTGTCACTTTTAGGATCACCGTTAACAATTACTGTTCCTAAAGTATTTAAAGTACCTGAAGTACTATTTATACTCGTCGAATAAAAACTATTGAACGGAAATAAATCAGTTGCTGCTTGAGCTGCCTCAATAGTTATTACGCCAAGCATGTTTTTTCTATGACCAGTTCCTGTAACAGCGCCATTTGGAGTTCCAAGAGAAGTAGGTGCAACACCATTAATTGATTTAGCAAACCATAGTTGAAAATCAACTTCAGCCTGTCTAGCACCATGAGTACCTTGAACCAACATAGAGGCATTTACTAGTTTATGTGTTCCTTTTGGAATGTCTATAGCTGTCCAATCAAAAACAATATCTTTATCTTGAAACGCTAAATCTCCCGAACTTGTTCCTATTTGATTTGTTACGGGTGTTAAAGTTCTCACCCATCCTGTGTCAAAATATTTTCCCATAATTTTATTTTTTTACTTTTTCAAATGATCGACCACCAAAATAAGCACCGATCACGGTTATTAATACTAATTGAAGTAAATCAACCCATGATGATTTAACTTCAAACTTTAATGCACCCGCGTCTATAAATATTAACAGCATAGTACACACTATTAAAAATATTAAAGTCATGGGCCTAACATTTTTACTAAGCCATGAATCTGATTTTAAATCTGCTTCCCAACGAGATGTAATGTTCTTTTCCATTTCAATCTCATAGTTAGCTATTAATTCTTTTACTTTTCTCTCTGCTTCTAGCTTTTCTTCTTTTGATGTAGTTAAATTATCTATAACTCCACCTACGTTCTTCACTAAGTCTCCAGCTCCAGCAGAAAATATTTTATTTAATATACTCATTTAATTTTATTTTTTAGCGAACTTTTCTAATCCGCTTATACCAAAACACCCTAGCACAACAAACACAAAAGAATCGTATACAAATTCATTAATTACTAGATCTTTACCAATATAACCAGTAACTAGATCCATTATCATTATTACACACATTATTGCAAATGCAATAAATCCTACTATAGATTTTTCGTTCCAGTCGTTATTATCTTTAAATATGTTCATGACCATTGCTAATATTTGCTTCTTTTTCCCAAGGAAAATCATCATCTCCTGCAGGTTTCCATTTACCGTCTACCAATATAGAGTCAACACCGTTCACGTCTTTTCTTAAAAACATATCGCCGTTATATAACACATAGTCATCTGTGTAAGCTAGTCTACCGATTTTCATATCAGTAGCATGTTTCATTTCGTGATTTACAACCTGTCTTTCTTCAAAACTACCTGGTTCTATTTTATTACTAATGTATATACTACCGTCCATGTTAGCTTCACCAAGTATTCCTTCTGCTAAAGGTTTTCTAATAACAGGTGTTCCAGGTACAGACGCATTACCACCAGCTTCTTGACCAAAACGCATTTTAGTTTTAATCTCACCTCTTGTAGCTTCTAAACCTCTATTTGTACCTAGTTTAAATCCCATTTTAAAATGTTTTTTTTGTTTTGTGTTTTGATTGAAATTTTGGATCTTCTGTATAATTTTTTTGACTTCTACCATGACTAACAATGTTGTCTAATAAAGGATCTAGAGGTTTAATTATTGTGCGGTCACTAGCAGCTTTTTTCATCATATTACCAATACGTTTAGCACCGTTTGTTTTCATTGGTGACTTCATTTTAAATGGAGTTTTATTTGTTTTTATTTTCATCTATCTTTATCTTTAATCATATCATCTATAGCTTTATTGTAAACTTTGTCTGTATATGATTTGTTATTAAAAAATATACTACGATCAGATGTTGGTAAGTCTTCTTCACCTAAAAGTATTC